TTTGTTCGCCCAAAACGCCGCGCTTGTTTTGCCCTTAGCGATATTTTTCGCATGACGCGCCTTAAAAGACGCACGCTTTGCCTTATCCGCCGCTGATTCACCCTTGCGCGGGCGCTTTGTTTTTGCGCCCTGCATCCCAAAACGTATGAGCTTCGGGCTGCCTTTAACACTGACCACAACGGCGTGTGATTTGCCGCTCGAATGATTCGGCGTCTTAATCGGCTTGTCGTAGCCCGCAAACTTATGACCACCACGCTCGATGGTCATTTGCCTTTTGGTGCCGCCTTCAATTGAGAGCGACGCTTCAGAACAGGATTGCCCGTGCTTTCTGATTTGATCCGCACAATGGGATCAGCATCAGTGCCAACACGAGTAATCGTGCCGCCACTTGGCCCTTTGACTGATGCACGCTTGCCACCGCTGCCGGTGACAACACCAAAAGTCCGCTTGCCTTGGTAAACCCAGCTAACGCGGGAACCCTTCTTCACTTTTTCTTGCCCCCTTTTTTCTTCTTAGGAGCAGGCTTTTGTGGCTTCTTTGGCCCGGAGTAGCTAGGCATCAGACTTCCTCCTTAGCTGTTGCTTTCTTGGCCTCAGCTTTTTTGGCTGCAGGCTTTGACTTCTTCTCTTCGCCCGGAAGCGTGAGTTGAAATCTGCTATGAAGCTTTCCCATTGGAATACTTAAGCTTGAGCTGGTCCAAGGTTAACTCTGAACCGTCCTGACTGACAAAATCCCGTATCGCTTGAGTAGGCCCTACTTTTCTGACCCGGCTTTCGAAAAACGAAACCTTGGAAGCGCCAAGAACATCGGCTTTTACGGCCTTTGGCTGCTTTTCAAGCCATTCGCCATACGTTTGATTGCTTGGCACGGTGTCGCCTCTTGTGCTGCGCGATGGGCCAAACGCAGTGTTAGGACGCCTTAAATCACTTGGCGGTGGTGGCTCAATACCCAGCCCTTCGTAATCAATGACAGGAACAGTCGTTGATCTGCAGTTGAAATGTTGCGGTGGTGTTGGCCCCTTGCCGTAATCAAATTCTTTGCCATCCAATGCACGACAGATCGGAGATGTCCTGCTGTCCAATGTTGCGACGTATCGATAACGCTTGGTCACATCTTGATTGGCTTCATAAACCTGTTGGCTTGATGCATTTGCTACTTGATTGATGCTGGTGCGCACCAGTGCCATCACTTGACGATTGGCAACAGTTGTTAGTTCGCCACCAGCCTGCGCTAATTGCCTGACTGATAACGGGCCAAGGTCTCCAAACTTCAAACGACCTTTCAAGCGTCGCGCCAACTTGTCAGTTGACTCACCCGTTAACAATCCATTCCGAACAGTCTTTGCAAAAAGATCAGCTTGTGATTCCGCCAAGCCACGAAACGATTTTGCAAGCACCTTGCCGTTTGGCAAAGTAATCATTGTTCCCTGAGTAGCTGTCAATTGAAAGGTCTGCCGTGCTCCAGCTACTGCAGCCTGCAAATCATCGCTTAATGCGACAACACTCAAAGCTGTTGGATCTGTTACTGCTACAGCTTGGGCAAACTGTGGACTGATCTGAATGCTTCTTACTTGTTCTCTTAAATCAATGGGTAAAGCCCTTCGCAATTCATTTGCTACAAATTGGCTTTGCAACTCCGCTACACCTTGCAACTCTTGAGCTGCTGCAAAAGTGCTTGTACCGGCCCATCCATCAAGGGATTCTTTCAGTTGCGCAAGAATGGCTTGAAGCCGTACAGCTTTAGCAGAAACATCAAGCTCATCAAGCCGACGCAACTGATCAACAGCGTCCAAAATAAGATCGTTGTATGTAATGACAATCCGTTTTGCAACGCTGTTGCTAAATCGGTTGAGGTCGATTGCATTGCGGTAAAGCTCGGCAGGTGTGCTCATTGTTCATGGATGCCAAGAACTTTTGCCTCTTCAATACACACAACACAAACATCAGCGCCAAGGCGTAAAGCTTCAGTGAGAATCGACGTAAACTCAGCTAACACGTCTTTGTCATATATCGCAATGCTGCTTTCAGTTACGGCGCAAACCTTGCCGTCCAAATGCCATGCCATTCGGATTACAGCGAAATACTGATTAGCAAGCTTGTCGTGCGAATAAAAGAACGATTGGCTTGGCGGCTCTTCTGCTTTTGGCTTGCGCAAATCATCCAACCAACTCATCGGTTACCTCCGGTTCCCCTTCAGGCATTGTGACTTCCTGCTGTGGAACTGGCTGCGGTGTTTCCATTAATCCGCCAGCCTGCGTCGCTTCAAGCTCGGCTTCAACATCGAAGTCGTCACCAAGCACTTCGCCTGCTTCAAGCTGTAGCAATAACGTTTCCTGCGTCACCGTGCCAGCGGTGTAAAGCTGCAACAACGCTTGGATCTCTTGTGGCTCAAGTCTTGCGCCCATAAAGTCACGATTAACAAGGCTGCTGCCAGCTTGTGACTCCTGCAAGTAATCAGCGTGAAAGCGTAAGCAGTTGTCGATCATGTCCTGCATCTGCTGTGCCAAGACCATCATCGTGCTGTCGCCTTGGCTGCGATCAATTCGCTTTGACTCGGCAGTTTCTGCGCTGAGCTTTGCACCCATCACAGCAGCAAGGCCAAGGTCGTTGATCTGCGAAACGATCTGGTCAAGCCTGCGGAACTGCGCGTCGTAGCTGTTGCCAGCGGGCTCGATATATTCGGCGCGTGAATCTGTCGGGAGGGCAAAAGCTTCCCCAGGGCCTGCGCTGATCTCTTCAGCAGACTGCGGGAATCCAAATAGGGCTAATAATGGAACAGCACTCAGATGCAGTTGGTTCGAAAGATCAGATTGAACCTGATAATGCTGCAGATTTAGCTCAGCAATATCGGCCAGCGGTGGGAATGACTCTAAAACGCCAACCCTGTTGGAGTAAGCAACGCTGAACGGAATCTCGCTCAAGCTTGTCGTGCCTTCATCAACAACACGGAAGTCACCTTTTTGATCTTTCTGGAAAATCTCAAATGCGCTAGGAGTTAGGACGCGCACCTGCTCAACTTGCTTCTCTCCATACAAACCATCTGGGACAAGCACCTTTTCAAACAATCGAAGCTGCGTCAGCTTCTGCTGCCCATCGGCCATTTCAGTGCGCCAACCAAGAATGTCCCTTGGGGAGTACGTGATCCAATAAGGGCGGCCATTGTCGCCAGACTTTGGCGCATCAACTAATACACCGACGTGCCCGTAGCGGATGCAAAGGCGCGACGTGTTGTAAAGCCACGTCTGCAAGTCATTCCCCTGCAGGTCAACGTCAAATAATTGTTCGCGGATTTGATCAGAAACATCGTCAAGCCTGACCGGCTTACGCGTCAACATGCCCGCCAACATGCGCTCCAGCCTGACGTAATAAGGCGCTAAAACAGAACGCTGCAGCCTGTTGTCATAAGACTCGTCTAATTCTCTTGGTTCTTGAGGTAAAAATTTGCGGTGGCCTTTTCTGATTTTGTATGTGCCGCCAAGTAAATGTTCAATCAATCCCCAATGCGGTTCTTGATTAACCCAAGCCGTACTGGGGTCGTTCACCTGAGTGACGTTGCCAACGCGCTGGCGACCACCAGAGAAGCCTGAATACACAGTTAAATCCCGCCCGATAAAAACATCTTAGTAGAGGCGAATACCCGTACCACGCCCTGCACGCTTGTGAAGTGGGTTCAGCTCACGCCAAACGAGATAACCTGCCGCGTCATTCATATGATCGTGGCCCGACTGCTTATCGGGCTCCTGCCGTTCGTTATATGCCTGCAACTCTAAGCATTCGATCAACTTCTTACATCGTGGGTTGATCTGTATTCTGATCTCGCCTTTCCCGTTTTCCAGAGCACTTTGCATAGCAGAAATCCGATCAGCCACCCTTGGATTTGATTTAGGCGATTGATTGCGGATGTTATAGCTGGCCAATATTTCCAGATCAGTTTTGGTCGCATTAGTTGATCTGTTGCCGCCTGATGCGTCAGGGTAGCCGTAAAGCGTACGGCCTGGATAACGAGCGCAGATCTCTTGGGCTAACGCATCAGTATCGTGAGCGCTGCTGATCTCATCGATAAAATGCAGAGCATTGCCACAGCTTCTCGCTATTACGGCGTTCATATTGCCCACGTTAAAGTCAATCCCGATTCTCAGCGGCTCCTCAGCCTGTGGATCATCATCAACATCTGAGACGTGCTTAGCCCGGTCAAACCGATCGTAGACAGTGCCGGTTGCTAGGTTTTGATAAATTCCTTCTAGATAGGCGCGGCATTGCTCATGGGTATAACGGCTCAGCAGGTCATCAACAAAGCCTGGCCGGAGGTTATGGGCATTGTCTGCTGTTTTCATTCTTAGCAACGCTCTGCGCTTGCCTTCCCGTACTGCATCAGTGCCAAACGTTTGATAGTGAAACCCGAAGCCTTCCGGCGTTGAATAGCAATGGAGCTGATTAAAGTTCCCAACCCTAATACGGCCTAGAATTTTGTCATAAGCACGCTGAGCAATTGATGCTTTAGCAGTGTCAACCTCATCGATAATTGCGAAAGCCCAATCATCACCAACAATCCGCTGATAATTTTCAAACGAAAGGCCAAGAATTGTTGAATCACCGTCAGGAAAGTGCAAAGTATGGCTTACATACGGCGCAACCCGAGGAGTGTAAGGAATGCCGAAGCTATCTAAAAAATCTTGAAATTTTGGTGCCCAGATGCGGCGCACCATATCGCTGGTTGGTTCCATTACACAACCAACAAAGCCTTGATTCAAGGCGGCCAGCTTCACGGCAACGGCATGGGCGCAATAGGTCTTGCCACTGCCATAACCGGCGCTGATGCCAATCTCAGGGATGCTGTTGGGTGATCCGCCTTGTGATGTAGCGATGGCGCTTAAGCGTTCAACCTCAAAAGCGCTGAGCTGACCGGGGTTAAGTGTTGCCGCGATGCGTTCGAGAAGATTATCGATGCCTCCGGCTTTAAGCCAAGCACTGCTGTCACTTTCTCCAACACGTTGCAGGATTGATCCGCTTTC